ACCTGTAGCGTCAACCAAACTACCATTTTGCCATACAACAACAGTTGCGTCATCAGTGATAGCAGTCCATCGTCCTTTAGAATAATCAAAAAGTCCTGGAGGATCTAATCCAGCTTCAGCACCTTCATAAAATAAATCATAAAGATTTTTTGCGTAAGGGTAACCATTACCAGGATAACCTTGTCCTGGATTGTTATCTCCGCTATTTACCGCTTCTGGAGAACCAACTGGAGGATAATGTGTTCCACCATTTACACCAAATCCATCAACATAACCTTGGATACGTGGAACAAAGTAAAACAATTTACCAATAGGTAAGTTCATTGCTTGAACTGAAACGATGTCGTTAGCCAATAATTTAGAGAATACTCTTCTTACGATTGGGAAAACAACTGTTTCAAATGCTCCGTTTGAACCTTCAGAAGTAGCTTCATTGATTAGGAAAGAAGCTTGGTTTTCATATAGCTGTGCTACGTTTTCTTTTAGATGTCCTTTAAGTCCATCAAGGAACCCTAATTTGTCCCACTTGTTAATAGTGTCTTCTTTGATAACTTTTAGGTGCTTTAACCCAATGTTACCAACTAGACCTGATTCTAATAATGCTCCCATTTTTTTTATTTTTTTTAGCTTTATTTAGTTTAATGTATATTATAAATATACGTTTTAGTTAAAAAGTTAGTTTATTTTATTTTTGCCATTAAATCTTTCATGCGTAAGAACTGTGGATTCTCATATGTTTTAGACTCAATCAAATTAACAGCCGAACCTGTTGTAGGTGCTTTTTCTACTGTTCTTTGAAATGATTCTGAAATTGTAGAACCTTTTGTGTTCTCACCACCAAGTTCAGTTCTAATGACTTTGTAAAGATTTTTTGATTCTTTCAAAGTATCTACATTGTCAAATCTTCGAAGAATATTAATCTTTTCTTGTTTTGTTGTTGAGTGTTCTGTGAATAAACGTGTTGCGTATGCAAGATTTGAATTAAAGATTGCAACTTCATTTAATTTAGTTCTGAATAAATCAAGGGCTTTTCTGTATTCGTCATTTTTAGCTCTTAACATATTTAGTTCTTCAGCACTTTCTTTTCTCAAACCTTTAGGTGCAGTTCTTGGTTTTGGTAAACCTTCTCTACCCCAATATTTTCCACTACCTAATGTTCTTGACGCTTCTTTGGTTTCTTTCTTTTTTGCAGTTTTACCAAATCCTTCGTCGTTCACCTCCTCTTTGTATTCAAATTTAGCTTTACCCATTCCAACACCTCTTGTTCCTTGTTTCATTTTTTTAGGTTTGTAGTCTTGGTTTGGTTTTTTTCCGTATTTGAATTTAGATGCACTTCCCATCCCTGTTCCTTTGGCTCTGAATTGTTTTTTTGATTCGTTCATATAAGCTTCAAACTCCTCTTCACTATATCCCTCGTCAAACTCACTATAATCCATGTCAAATTCTTCTCCGTATTCACCTCCCATTTTTGGGGAACCAAATTCGAAGTCATACATATCTGGATCATCCATGTCCATGTCTTCATCATCGTCCATGTCAATTTCCAATTCATAAAGAGTTTCTGCAACTGGTTTTTGAGCCGCTGGTTGTGCCGCAGGTTTTGCTTGAGCTTGTGCTCCTGATTGGAACTCGGGCTCAATTGTAGGCGTCATGTCGTCCTCATCCAACGAGCTGTAATCGAAATCGTCCATTCCAAACTCATCTTCATCCTCGAAATCATCCATTTCTAATTCATCATATTCTTCATCGTCGAACATTTCATCCAAAACATCATAATTTACGTCTTCAAGATCGAACATTTCACCTTCCTCCAATTCGTCTTCCATATCGAAGTCAGCATCAGACATAAACTCATCCATTTCCATTAACTCATCTTCATCTTCGGATTCTGCCAATTGAATAAGATATTCAGTATCATTTTCGCTATCTGATAAATGTAACATATTATCGTCTTTTTTTATGATTACACCGTCGTTGTCACCCATTGCCTTAAACACACGTAATACTTCTGCGTCTGAAGCTTTGGTTAAATCAATTGTGTCATCATCCTCTGGTTCTGCTGGTGGCTCCATTTCCATATCCATTTCCATGTCCATTTCATTATCGACATCTTCTTCTGCACCAACTTCACCTTCATTATCAACATCCACATCAGCATCTTCTACCTCCGTGTCAGTTTCTTCTGTGTCAATCTCCTCTTGTTCTTTGAGAGACTCTTTTACTAATGAACTGATTTCATCCCTCATTGTAGAGGAAAGTATTCCTTGTGCGTTTCGGTTCAAGGACTCTTCCAAATTCTTGATTTGGAATAATGCGTCCTCTATGACTTTATCGTTTTTTGCCATTAATTAATTTTCTTTATTCATATAAATACGCATATGGTGTAAAAAAAACGATTTTTGTGAAATAAAAAAGGGAACAACTATTGTCATTCCCTTTAATTTTTTTTATTTTAGTAAAATTTACTCTATTACTTCATCAATTTTAGATTCGGTAATTGATGTGATTCGCCAATCCATTGTGTAATTTTCATATACTTTTGTAACTTTAGCTTCTACATCAGTTGGTGTATAACCCAAAACTAATTTTTCTTCTTTCATTTTTTTAACCTTTCCTGATTCAGTATCTAACAAATCAGAAGTAATCTTTGCTACGAAATATTTTTCTCCTTGTTCCATAATTTTTTTTATTTACCCAAATAATCGGATAATCTTTTCATTAAGTCAAGGGATTTGTTTCCTGATTCACCAACATTTCTTTCCACCGCCATTCTTTTATCTTCCTCAAGGTTTTCATCAAATTTCATTCTGTCTTTTTCATCAAGGAAAAGATAAGCTCCAGGTGTGGATGGTGAAGAAACCAAGTCAAAACAGATTAATTCGAAATCATCCTGAACCTCGTTCTGTTCACCAACCTTTTTCAAAGAACCAACCCCGCGGGATGAAATTCCAAGAGTTACACCTTGTCTTAAATAATTTGCAGCTAAATCACCTTTAGTAGAACAAATTCCTCTTTCGTGAAAACCAGGACTTGTAAGTAATCTTAATTTTCCTAATAATACTGGACCATCCCACCACACTTCTGTTATTATGTGTGAAACTCTATCTAAATCTATAAGTGAAGATTCGGGGTGATTTAATTCAGAAAGGGAAGTTCCTTTATCAATCATTTTTTTGTAGTTTTCTGCTTCTCTTTTTAATACCTTTTCAGGATATACTCTACCGTTCCTGTTTGGGGTGTTGTATTTTTGTAAAACAGCATAAAATTCAAATGGTTTTGAATAATCCAAGAAATTTTTTTCTTCCATTATAAAATGGTTATTGTGTGTTCTTGGATTTATGTATCCTGCGTCATATTCAATAAGGATTCCCTTACCTGTATCATTAGGTCCTAATATTTTCATTATAAAAGTTTTTTAATAAATATTAAACCTTTTCAGTTTTTACTTTTTCTACTTTATAATTTCCATTTTTGGTAAGATAAAAATCAAAATATTCATTGTCATTAAACACATCATAATATATTTGTTGTGTTAATTCTCTTAATTTGAGTTTTAATTCGGGTGATTTGAAATCCAATTGTTGATTCATGTATAAATTTATTTCTAAATTCATAAATGATTTTTTATCAAGTTGTATTCCACTTGTTCGTAAGTCTAAATCCACAATAAATTTGTCATCGAATAGTTCTTTATCTAAATTTTCATGGACGGAATGTTTTACTGCTCTATTCATATTGAGGACAAGTCTTGTCCAATTCTCAACCTCTACTTTTGGTTGCACCCAAGTTTGGATGTTTAGATAAATGGATTTGAAGTCTTTTGAATCTACCGTTCCATAAATAACTTTCGATGTCTTAAATCCATTGAGTTTTGAGGTTTTACCTTTTTTCATAATTTTTTTTCATAACAAAATCGTTTATTTTATCAAAATTTATGTAAATTTGGTATATATATCAATATAACAACTAACTGAATAATATATGTTAATAGTCACGGTAAAGAAAAACGACATCGAAAGAGCAATCAAAGAGCTTAAAAGTAAGGTAATCAAAACTAGACAGAATACCTTTTTGAATAACAGACGAGAATTTACAAAAAAATCTGTCGAGAAAAGACAGATTTTATCAAAAGCAAAATACAGAGAAAGAAATAACTTACCTAAATAATATTTTTGTTAAGTTCTTGTAATTTGAAATAGTTGATTCTGTCAAAAGTCTCATTCTCAACTTTATTTAATGATTCATTAATTTTTCCAATTACTTCACTATCCGATTCATTTTCCTTTAACTTTTCAAGTTTCTCTAGCACACTCTCCTTGAGGATTTCAAATTTCAATTTGAGTTTGTTCTCATCCTCATTTAATATTTTTTCCAAAACTTTTTTATCACTTTCATTTAAGGTTGTGATAAAGTCATTTACTGTGTCGTTTGCAGCCCTCAATAATTTCTTGAGTGGAACACTCTCTTTAATAATATCCTCATTAATTGTTTCTGATGTCAAATTTTCTAGAACAATTTTTTTACTTATTGCTCTTCTTTCCATTGTGAGAACACTTTTAGAGAATATTTCATCAATTTCTTTGTAATTATTTCTTGTTCTAACCTCTGAAAGCCAAAGACTCAATTCACCCATTTCATCCTTACTAATTTTTTTTGATATGTTGTTGTAAATAGAAACAGACTCATTAATTAATTGGTTTGCAACACTTTCAGTTAAACCTTTTTTTGTTGAGAGTTCATCATACAGATAAAACATCTTACATAGGTTTTTATTTTCTAAAACTAATTCCTTGAAAATAAACATATTTGTTTTGAACGATTCTTTCCTGAAAGATTCTGTCAAACATTTTTCTATCTTACTTTTAATAATACCAAATTTCATAGACTTTTTTAATATAAATATGTTAGTCTTTGAGTATTTTTGATAATTCTACTTCCATTTCACCAAGAGAATCATTTTTGAAATAAAAGTCTTCATCGTCTGATTCTAAAAGTAAGTTTTCTAACTTGTCTTTGGATTCAGGTAATCCTTCTAAACCACCTCCTTCACCTCCTGCTGGTGGCGGTGGTGGTGGGGCTGATGGTGGCGCACCTCCACCCATATCCATTCCTCCTACTGGTTCTCCTTCAGCTGGTGCTCCTTCTGTTGCACCTGAAACTGTCTTATAAAGTTTATCTACATTATCAAACAAACCAGTATGAGTAATAACTGTTGCAGTATTTGCAAGTTCTGCGGCAACAGCTCTTTCCATTCTTTGTCTTTGTATATCAATTTTGATGTCTTCATCAGAAAATCCGAATATATGTTTTTTAGCCCATGTTGCTGAAGTTGGTGCTAATGTGTTTGGTATTTCGGAAACTAAATCTTTGTATAATAGAACTTTTTCTTTCCAAACATCAACCATTAATAAATCAGCTTGTTTAGACGGGTTGTTCAAGCCTAATGTAAAGTTCTGTAATTCCTCTTCAAAACCCAATAAAAACAAATGAACTATTGCAATTTTGTTTAATTCACCTAAAATATTTTTTTGGATTCGATTAATTGTTCTTGCAAAACGAATGTCTAACAACGAAAGATTTTTACCATCACCTACAGGCTCTTCAAACCCAAGGTATGCTTTTGGTATTCTTAATGCAGTTACAAGTTTCTTTTGTATATACTCAATGTCCGCAATTTCTGATAGGTTTTGAGCCCCCGCTAATGTCTCAATTGGCATTGTAGCGGCAGGGTCTCTTACAGGAATAAAGTAATCTTGATCTACTGCCATTTGATTGAATCGTAAATCAACATTTCCTGTCTTATTGTCCACGATTTGATCTCTCTTAAATTTATTTGCAACCCTTTGAACGTAAGGCTCTACATCCTTATCATCCATATTTCCAACAAACACTTTAAAAACCCTTCTTTCGGGAGCTCTTGATGTTCTATAAATTAACATTGCGTCTTCGGCAAGAACTAATTGTTTCCAAATCCGTCTTGCTTTTTCTAACATAGAAGTTCCGTAAGGAAGTTTTCTATCATCACCTAGTAATCTGAAGTGTGCAATCTCAAAAGAATTGAAACTCATGTTTTTCTCTTTCCAATTAAACCTCAAACCCTTTTCATCAGGTTTAACTTCAGTATTCGGGGTTTTAGGTGTCATACCCCTTTCTAATCTTTCTATCTCAATGTTCGGTAATTGAACACCACCAATAATACCTTTTTCGGGATCTAACTTCAAGTACACGAAATTATCACCATACTTACAAGTGTTTCTAATCCACATCTGTAAATTTGTATTAATATCCAATGTGTTATTGAATAAGTCAGCTAATATTCCCTTTATCCTTTTTGATTCTGAATAAATTTGTAAAATGTGTCCATCCTCATTGGGTGTTGTGGATTCTTCCGCATAAATGTCTAGTGCTGTCGAAATTTCAGGAGTAAATTCCATTGATTCATAATCGTAGAAAGCGGCTAATCTTGTTGGTTCGTAATAAATTGCTTGTGTGTATAAGTTACTTTCTATTTTTGTCCATTGATTGGCTAAAAACAAAGACTGTTGAGCCTGTAACTTTTCTTTTTCAAACTCGTTTCTATCTCTTGTTCTTAAAAGTTCCTTTTTATCAAATTTGTATGTGGGAACATCTTGTCCCAAAAGGGAATTAGGACCGAAGGCTCTGGATAATCTTTGCCAAACTGTCAGTGGGTTTCTTTCTTCCATATTGAAAAATTAATTTATATCGTTAAAATATAAATATTACTTAATATACAATGTTGAACCCATCTTCAGTTAATAGTGGTTCTTCAAATTCAGTTGTCAAGTAATTTGTATCTACAACAGGTGTAGGTGTGGGGGTTGGTGTGGGAACAGGATTTGTAAATGCAGGAACAGGAAAACCTAAACCATCATTCCTTTTTGATTGTTTATACTGAAATGTGATTGGGAAAGTTTTTGATGAATAAACCTGTTGTCCTGGAACAATCAATGTTGAACCACCCAATAATCTTCCACTTTGTTTTCTTCTGTCTAATCCCATTTTATCTGTTCATTCCACCAAATAACCATCCATATTTCATATAATCATCTTTTGACGGTCCTGTATTCATTTTATGTCTTTCAGACATCATATTTAAGTTAGGTAATACGGGATTGAAATGGACTTGTTGCCCAACACTTTCATTATTACTAACAGTCCATGATTCAATCATCGTTTTTGTTTTCTCAACAACCTTTTCAAGTTTTTGAAATGACGATTCACCGACATAAATTGCCATAGAGATTGCCATGATTAAATCATCATGTTGTCCTTTTTGGTGATCGGGTCTTCCATTAAGATAAATAAAGGTGTTCATTTCGTTATATAATCGAACACTTTTGATTTTGAATCGGTGTCTCACATATTCTTCGAATGCTGCAATTATTTGAACTCTCTTATTATTGAAATTAATACCAGGTATTTTATCATGTGCTTTGGGGTTATAAGCCCATATATTAGTTGAATCGACACCATCAATATATAGATTTTTATAACCCAATTCTTGCATTTTCCTTACAGTGGTTATTCCCATACCACCAGTAATATCGACAACACAAAACGCATTATACATCATCCCCCATTTGTATGCGATTTCTGCTAAAGCGTCAGGTGGTATTTTTCCAACGTATTCTAATACTTGTTCTCTTTCGTCAAAATCTATGATTTGTATAGAAGAAAAATCTTCACTGTCCCCACGAGAGACATCTACCCCCATTATATACTTGTGTCCTTGTTCAGGTTCTTTCCACATCCATAATGAATTTCCCATCATTTTATTAGGGGCTTCAATAATTGTATTTTGTTTTATATATTCCAATTGTTTTGCGTCAAATACGTTGTCACCTGAACCTAAAAATTCACAATTTAATTCTTGGTTTATTTTTCTTTTATCATATTTTAATTTTTTTACCATTTTTTCATACCAAGTAGAACATGGTTTGTAACCTTTGGTAAAATATCCCATTATTTCTTCATAATCCCTGTGAAATGGGTCTGTGTCGGCAAATGATATATTTTTGGAGTGATCTTTTTCGTCTTTATTTAGTAGATAATCAACCATATCATCTGTTGGAACTAAAAACAAATCTTTAGCATATCTTGGGTCTCTCCACCAAAACATTTCAGAGATTTTGAAATTGTTCATCCCTTTTGTTGCCTGATTATATATTTCATAATAAATTGGGTCGTAACCATTTGGTGTTGATACAACGATTACTTTACCACCCGTTGATAGGGATGCCATACAAGCAGCCCAAAAATCACCATCTGCTTCGATAAATGCCGCCTCATCAAATACAAGTATAGTTGGTGTATAACCCCTTAACGCATCCCTTGATGTTGCAACTGCTTTAACCTCACAACCGTTTGTTAATTTATAATGTCTTTGTGAATTTTTTTCAGGTGAAAATCCCGCACCAACCCACTTGGGCCATTGCTCAACAAATGCCCTTATTTTGTTTGCCATCTCCATTGACGTATCCAATTTGTTGGCAATAATTAGAATTTTTTCGGGTCTTTCTTTTTTTGCAAACACAAGTCTTTTAGAAACCCATGCCGCAGTTACAGTTGATACACCCGCCTGACGGTATTTCAGTGCTATGTTTTCCTCATATTCCTCATAATCTTTTAGAAGTGATTCTTGGTCTGGAAACAATTCTAATGGAACATACTTTGAGACTGTATTATCATATGTTTGTAAATACGTTTTGAGCGCATAGGGTGTATTCTTCATACACTTTACGTATTCCAACATCAGTTGTTCTTTTGACAGAGCCATAAAATATTTTATATATAAATATCAAAAACCCCCAATTATTTTTAATAAGAGGGGGTTCAATTTAGAATATATATTTTATAGTCCTAATCTTGTCAATAAATCACCATCGTCATCATCATCGTCATCGTAGTCATCATCGTCATAATTATCACCCTTAAACTTGTTATATTGAGTCTTTGCTTGTTGGAAAATTTGTTCAAATCTTTGTTTTGCCTTTTGGTTGTCAGACTCATCTTGTGAGACAACATTTGCAATAATATTTTTAAGGAAGTCTTCCGCAGGAATACTATAAAGAATTTGTTCAAAGAACGGCATATATACTTTACCCTCGTTTTCCAATGTAAGTTCATCAGGTAATAATGTTCTTATTTTTCTAACTAATTCTGCACCTACTCTAAAATTCATAGGTTCATTTGACATTGTATCAGTTTGAGAAATTACCTGTCTTGCCATTTCAGGGTCCATATCTTTCCATTGAGCTCGAGATTGAACGATTGAAAACGCCTTAAATAACTCGTGTAATAAAATGGGAAATATTAATCCATTTGCGTAATAAGTATCATTTGGTTCTTCATCTGCACCTCCCTCATCTTCGTCTTCATCACTATCACCTGTGTCCATTTTTCCTGCAGAACCTGCGGCATTTCCACCGAGAGCTTCAATCAAGTCCTCATCTGTAAAATACATTAAATCATTTGCCCCCATAATTTTGTTATAAAGCGAATATAAAGATGGATCTATCGCGTCCAACCTATCTTTATACATTTGGTATGCAAATTGTCCTCGTTTCCCTTTTCCTTGAATAAGTGCATTTATTACATTACGTTTCTCTATCTCAAGTTGTTTTTGTTCTTCAGGTGTGAGTTCATCTATATCAAAAGAAAAATTTGGTGGTAATTGTAATTTTTCAGGTTTTTGTGGTTTCATTTGAAAATCGGAAGGATTGACTCTTTGTTCTCCCAAAAAAGTTAAAATATTTACAAAATCAAACTCATATACGACACCACCATTTTTACCTCTTTTTTTAACAACAATTCCTTCAGTAATTGCATCTTCCATACTTGTTGAGTAAGGTATCCAACCTTCTTCTTTTGCCGCTATTTCAATAGCCAGGTCTCGTAACTGTTCCCTGTGGGCAGGTTCAACACCCATGACACGTCTCACAGCCATCATTTGTTCCATTTGAATTGCTGCCTTTGTGGAAGGATCAGTTAGATTTCTTTCTGTCCCATAATATCTTTTTACGTAATCAACAATTTCTTTGAAACGTTTTTCTGTCATTCTTTCGACATCTTGTGTACCCCCTCTGAAAGCTCTATTTTTTGCATAAATTCCTTCTGGATCTTCAATTCGTTGTTGAGTTCTTGGGTGCATTCTTTCAGGATAGTCACCATATTCAACAGGTGCCTCCTTAACTATTTTCCTTATTAAATTTTCTAATTCGTTTGTTCCCATCGTTACATTTTAACTGCTTGTTTAATTGCCATCATGAAGTCACTCTTTTGTTTCTCAACACCTGCTTTTGGTTTTTCTTTAACACCAGGATTAGGATCCTTAAAAGGATTTTGTCTTTTTCTTTCTTTAGTTCCTGGTTTTGTTTTGGTTCTTTCCTTTTCTTTGGTGTCAGCTTTTGGTTTTTCTTTAACACCAGGATTAGGATCCTTAAAAGGATTTTGTCTTTTTCTTTCTTTAGTTCCTGGTTTTGTTTTAGTTCTTTCCTTTTCTTTTGTATCCTCCTCTAAAGATTTTCCCATTGAGTATAATTTTCCGATTGGTGTTTTCATTCCTTTTTGTTCTATACCTGATTCTTTAGAAAACATAGACATTTTTTTTGGATTTTTCAAAATCATACTTTCCAAATTATCAACTTTTTCCATTACGGTTTGAATGATTTCTTTTTTTGACATTGTGGGCTCAATGTGTTTTTCAATCATTTCAAAAATCTTATCTTCTAAATATTTTTGATACGCCTCATCTGTTCTATTTTTCTTGTATTTTACAGTTTTTTCAGGGTGTATTTTTTCAGGCCTATTTTTGTAATCCATTTTTTTTGTGGATTTAGCAAACTCATCTCTCATTTTACACCATTTTTTTTCTTCCTTTGTTTTACCCGCACCACATTTTGCAAAAAACAATTTTTGTTGTGCTTTAGATGCAAATCTTTCAGAAAGTTCCGTTTCTTTCATTGGTGTCGCTGTAGTCTTTCCTCCAGTAGTATCTATTTCAACACCGTTAATCATAGTTTTAGAACCAGGTTTTACCAAATATTTTGTTGTTGTTATTGTTTGTGGTGTTGTATTTTGAGGGACTTGTGCTTGTTCCTTCATAACAAACTTATTAGCTAACAACGCTATTTGATTTTTATTCATTTTTGATATGGTATTGAAATGAATACCATTCTCCAAAAGAATATCAATATCTCTTTTAGTTTTCATATACTACTTTTTTTTCGAACTCTAAAATGAAATCTCTTTCATACAATTTATCTTTAACAGTTTTTTCATCGTCACCAAACTTGAAAACTAATCTTTTGACTAATGAAAAATCTATTTCTTCTTCCTTTTCCCAACCTAACGCAATTACCCCGTCCATTGCATCTTGAACAGAAAAGACATCAGAATTCTGAACTAAATCTAATGTAATTTCACCGTTTGTCAAAACACCAACCTTTGTCACATTCTCAATATCAGGGGGACTTGGATAACCGTTTGCGGGTCTTGCTTCCCAATTTTCACCCCAAACATTGTCTATGGATTCTGAAAATATAAATTCATAAATGTTTTCACCTCTATAATTAGAGCCAAGTCCATTTATGTATATTAAATAATTCATATTACGTAACCCTCTACTGTAACTTTTGTTTTAACAAATCCTTCATCAAAAATCAAACTACCTTTATTAGTTTTACCAACCAATTTTGATGTAGGATTTTTTTTCATATACATCAATGCGGCATTTTTTTGTGTGGTGTTTTCAGACAAAGTAACTATTCTTTTATGATATTTACTTTTTCTTGTCTCTTCCTCCATCTTTCTTGTAATTTTCTTTTCTTCCTCGTTGATAATTTCTTTCTTGGTTTTTTTGAAATAGTTACTGATGATACCACCAACTTTTGATTCACCAAATGTTCCGTGTTCCAAATGGTTGTATACGTTTCTTGGTTTTCTTGCGCCATGCCTTGGGTATTCTTCTTCCTCATTAAAAGCGTCCATACCAGCCATCTTATCATACATAGCCCCTGCGTATTTGTTACTAACACTTTTAGTTATAGCATCACCCAAGTTCATAATTTCATCTAACTCACTGTGGTTGTATTCAGACATTTCACCTCCTTCTGGTGGTTCGGGTGAAGACTCTTCTCCCTCTTCAGGCATTGTTTCTCCTTCCATAGGTGGTTCCTCCTCCATGTCAGTATCTTCCATGTCCTCATCACCTTCGTCACTTTCCTCGTCTTCATCAAACTCTCCTTCTAATCTTGATGTAATTTCCTCAATATCGTCTTCATCTAACAAATCAACATCTAATGCGGATAAAATAGAGTTAATGATGTATTTTACATCATTCGGATCCATGTCGTCCTCCGTATTAAACTTTCTAATTTTTTGTGCTAATTTTCCTGTAAGTTTCTGAATTACTTTGAAAGACGTTGCCTCATCCTTTTTGGGTTTCTTCTCCTTTTCTTCCTCATCACCCATTTCCATGTCCTCATCACCCATTTCCATGTCCATGTCCATGTCTTGTTCTGGTTCCATAGGTTCTCCTTCAGGTGGTGTTTCCCCTGTTGGTTCCATAGGTTCTGTTGGTGTTTCTTCTGCACCCATTGGTGGTGGTGTTCCACCAGTATCTGCAGGTGGCGGTGCCATATCCACGGTTGGTGCGGGAGGTGCAGGTAAAGGTTCTGCTGCCGACGGAGGGGGAGGTAATTCCTCACCACCTGTCATTTCAGGTGCAGGAGCAGATGTTTTTTTACCAGGTAATTTTAGTTTATACTTTTTTTTTTGCTCCGAAAAAAGTGACATACCTTCTTCATTTTCATACAACACATTGAACTCTTTAGCCATAAGGTTAAGTTTTTTCAATGCCTGTGAATAAGAAGAAAAATATTTCCTATTTTGTATAGGTTCTATATAATCACTCGTAGATTCGTTCAATCCTTGTTTAATGATATATCCTGACTTTTCTTTTATTATGAAATAAGAATTACCATCGGCAAGTTCTGTCGAATATACTGTAGCTTTATTTTCATTAATTGGATTAGGTATATTTTCATTATAAGTAGCGATTTCCATAATCCTACGAATTTTATCCATTCCTTGAAGTTTTTCACTTCCGATAGGTTTTAATCCTCCCATATTATTTTTTTTTGATAAAATTATTTTCTTAATAAATATATCATACACACAGATTATTTATCATTATTAAAAATTATTGATTCATAGACAATTTTTTGTCTATTAGCTCAACTGATTTATTATGTAGCTTCTCAATATAACCGTTCCTTCGTAATATTTTGAACACCAAATTCTCAACAGAGTATTCGCCATTTTTTTCTAATCCAGATGTTCTAAATTTTTTCAATTTGTCTTTATATTTTTTTACTATATTTTTTGCCGTTTCTAAATCGTCATCATCAATTGAGTCTATAAGGGTGTCAATATTTTTCATCCATTCCCTTGCTTTACTCAATATTAGTTTTTTATCTATCTCAACATTTTCTTTCTTTGGGTTATTTGCCCATTCATCAAACAGTATCGAATAAACTCCACTACTGAAGTGTGTTTCGGTTTCATTTTGAACGTATAGCTCAACTTCATAACCTTTTATTCTAATGTCATGTTTGTCATTAAATATCATTTTTTTCAGTGTGAATAACTTTTCGTATAAGTCAATTTGACTTTCATCATACTGTTGGAAATTTGCGACAATATGTAAATCAAAGTCTGAATACTTCGACCAATTGTAGTTTGCTAATGAACCTGTAAGAATTATATCAGTAACAATTATATCAACGTCCAAAAATTCAATAAACTCATACGCTATTTCAAGAAGTCTATTTCTAATTTCAGGTTTTAATTTAAGTTCTTGTCCATCAGAGTCCTTCGGATTTCCTTCAGGTGAAACCCAAACTTTAGGATTTAACTCTTTTTGAGGTATAAAACTTTTAATAATATCATTATTCATCAAATATAAATAGTAGTGAAAATGAATTAGTCCAATTTCTTATACTTAAAGGTTCTTGATATGCTTTTGTTGAAGAATGAACCTTGGGATTTTGCGGTTCTGAATTGTGTATAAATTTGGTGAGGAACATCTTCGTATTCATACTTAATACCATTCTTAAATTCCGTTATTAATTTTTTGGTTTCCGTATCGTATTCCGTTCTTACTAAATTAGAGGAATCTATTTCATTTATTATTTTTGTCCCTAAAATTTGTTCTTTTGTTATTGCCATAATTTTTCTTATAAAGATAAATACAGGTAAAAAAAAATCCACCGTTTCCGATGGATTCATTTTATTACTTCAAGGAGTTGATTTTATCTCTTAACTCAATTGCCTTTTCGAAATCTTGTTTTTTGATACATTCGTCAAGTTCTGTTTTGAGCTTACTTATTTTCTCTTTGTTTTTTTCCAAAGTTTTTATTTTATCTCGTAACTCCACTGCTTCTTCAAATTTCTGTTCTTCAACCGCCATGTCAAGTCTTTGTTTGAGTAATGAAATCTCTTCAGATTCATTTAATTTCTCTTTTTTATTTGTTACATAAGTAAAAGAAATCATACCATCTTCAGATTTATAAGTTTTCTTTTCCCATCCGTCATTTAAGAATGTGTCTTCCATTCTAAACAAGTCATTGATAATTTTGTTAAAGTGACTGTTAAACATTTTTTCATTTTTTTTATAGTTTATTTTGATTTTCCTATAAGCTAAAACAATGCCAAAAATTAAAACATGACAAAATGTCAGTATAACTGACAAAATAACAAAAAAGACAATTCTTTACTATAACAAAGTATATTATTAATCTTTATAAAAATTAGAATTATGGCAATAGAGTTTATTGATGACGGAGATAAGGGTAAAAGTAAATCAAGTAACAGTGGAACACCAGTACTTGATAATTTTAGTAAAGATTTAATTAAACTTGCCGAAGAGGGTAAATTAGATCCTGTAATCGGTAGAAAAAAAGAAATTATTAGAATTGCACAAGTTTTATCAAGAAGAAAGAAAAACAACCCAATTATTATTGGAGAACCTGGTGCGGGTAAAACCGCAATTGTTGAGGGTTTAGCTATGTTGATTCACGCGGGTGAGTGTCCAAAGAATTTGTCAGAAAAGAGAATTATTTCTTTAGATATAAACTCAATTGTTGCAGGGACGAAATACCGAGGACAATTTGAAGAAAGAATGAAGGTGATTATTGAGGAATTACAGTCGAGTCCGAACATTATAATTTTTATCGATGAAATTCACACTATGGTTGGTGCGGGAAATAGTTCAGGTTCTTTGGATGCATCTAACATCTTCAAACCAGCTCTATCAAGAGGTGAAATACAATGTATTGGAGCAACAACTCTTGATGAGTATAGAAAACATTTTGAGAAAGATGGTGCATTAGAAAGAAGGTTTCAAAAAATAATTATCGACCCATCCACAAAAGAGGAGACTTTTGAAATTCTCAAATTGAGTAAGGATAAATATGAGGAACATCACAAAGTTAATTACAACGATGAGTCGTTGAGGTTGTGTGTTGAGTTAGCAGATAGATATATCACAGATAGAGAGTTTCCAGACAAAGCATTCGACATTTTGGATGAGGTTGGTTCAAGAATGCAAATTGACATTAAATTACCTGAATACATCGAGGATTTGAAACAAGAAGCCGCAGACATCAAGAAAGAAAAAGTTGAGGTTATTAAAAAACAAAAGTATGAGTTAGCAGCAGAGCTTCGAGATAGAGAAAAAAATGTTTTAAAAAAATTAGAAGATGAAAAGATTAAATTCGAGGAGGAGTTAAGGATAAGTAAGAGAGGTATTCCTGAAGAACTTATTTATGAGGTTGTTTCAAACATGACAAAAATACCTGTAAGTAAAATCAATATTGATGAAAAAAATTCATTGGTTAATTTAGAGGATTCATTAAATAATGTAGTGATTGGACAAGAAGAAGCTGTTAAGAAAATATCTAAATCAATAAGAAGAAATAGAGTTGGTATAAAAGATCCAAATAAACCAATAGGTTCATTTATTTTCTTGGGTTCAACTGGTGTTGGTAAGACTTTCTTGGCAAAAAAATTAGCAAAAGAAATATTTGGAAGTGAGGACAGTCTAATAAGAGTGGATATGTCAGAATACCAAGAAAAACATACTATATCAAGATTGATTGGTTCTCCTCCTGGATATGTTGGACACGAAGAGGGTGGACAATTAACTGAACAAGTAAAAAACAAACCTTATTCCGTAATTCTTTTTGATGAAATAGAAAAAGCGAACAAAGACATCTTCTCTACATTACTTCAAATGTTAGATGATGGACATATGACAGATGGATTAGGTAGAAAAATCAACTTCAAAAATTGTTTAATTATTATGACATCAAATATTGGTGTTAGAAAATTACAGGATTTTGGTACTGGTGTTGGATTCAAAACATCAAACAACAGTGATGCAATACAAGAAGAATATAAAAGAGATGTTCTGAAAAAAGAGTTGAGTAAATTTTTTGCACCTGAATTTTTGAACAGAATAGATGACGTTGTAATTTTCAATTCCCTTAAAAAGAATCATATTGATGTAATAGTTAAATTGGAAATTGATAAATTAGTTACAAGATTAGAAGGAATGAAATATAGTATCGGTTATGAAACATCAGTTATTGATTTAATATCTGAAGTGGGTTTTGATGAACAATATGGTGCACGACCCATCAAGCGGGCAATCCAAGATAAAATTGAAGATTTAATTTCAGAAAAAATACTACTCGAAGAAATACACGAAGGTAAAGACTATATGTTATTTGTAAAAATAGATGGTGAGGATAAAGTTATTGAAATTGAAGAAAGGGTAAAACCTGAACCAAAGAAAAGAGGTAGAAAGAAAAAGGGGGAATAAAACCCCCCCCCTTTTTTAATGTCTCTCGTAACCTAACTCTTCTATCATCATCTTACCTACTTTGATTCCATTGTAAGTATCGTCAACAACCACGTATTCGTTTCTTGTATGATAATTATAATAACCGATTGAGATGTTAAAACAAGATATATTATAATTTTTGTGAAGAGGGTATATATCGGTATAAGGGTGTCTATGATATTTGGTATCATTTGGGAAGTGTTCTGTAATTAATCTCCCACCGACCTCAAAAAATTTACTACCTCTATCAAACATAGGAACACCCATTAAAAATTCTGAAATCATATTATTTTCAGGTGCGTCAAACTGAATTGCATAACCAACGTTCTCAAAAAAGTGGGGGTCTGAGTTAAACGAACCTTTACATCCAGTTTCTTCTGCAACAAAAAATGCGGCTTTTAAATTTGGTAATTCTTTAAGTAATTCTAAACAGGCGAATACACCACATTTATCATCACCACCAATTCCTGTCGGTTCTCCATTATCATTATACGCTTTAAGTGATAATTTTACATTACCTTGCGCATCAGATAACATTTCTTCTCTTACGTTGATTGTATCAATAGTATGAACCGTATCTGTGTGTGCCACAACACAAGGAAAGAACTCTACATCCTCATCAGTTTCTTTGGTGGCGTAAATGTTATATAACTCATCCACATAATAGGGGATGTTTTCTTTCTCCAACCAAGTGGTAATAAAGTCAATCATCAAATCCTCTTGGTATGTCTTCGTGGGAACGGACAAAACCTTCTTTAACAACTCAAAATCTCTTTCCATCCCGTAAAGATAAAAAAAGATTTTAACTATACAAAATTTTGTTGATTATTTTTTTTATGTGTTCAAATAATTCAGGGTGATATAAAGATAAGTTTAAATCTTCAATATTATCAACACTTCTTTTTTCCATACCACCATTTTGTTTTTCAACTACAAATACCAATTTGTTTGTTTTTGGATCCAAACTATCAAATTTTACTCTTATGTTTTTTTCAGGTATGTCTATATACTTATCAAATCCACCTAAATTAGCAACTGTTGCATACAATTTATCATATTGGTGAGCATCGGGATTTTCTTCAATCTCCTCCTCAATTTGGTCCATTATTTTATCTAAATTCCATGCAACATCACGATTGAATCCTTCAGAATCATAGTCGTCACACCATACATTGTATTCAAGTTCATACCATCCACCTCTACTACTATTTCTATCGTATGTTGCAATTAGTTTAGTGAGCATACCTTTCAAGTCCTCATCTTCTGCTCGTAACTTTTTATACCAACCAATCAATACACCAACAGTAGTTTCATACTTATAATGAGCACTTATTTCTTTTATTCCAAATTTATAAAAAGGGTTTTTAGTGTCTAATAGTAATTCTTTCTGAACCGCTCTTTCTTTACAATCTTCGTTTTTTTGTCCGTATTCGGAAGTAATATTCCCAACCCACCTATCAAATCTTTTTTCTAAAAATTTTGCAATGGCACTACTATTTTCATCATTTACTTGTAATCTAGGATTTAGATATTTTAATATTTCATTTAATTTTTCTTTATTACTTTCATCAAACCCCTGAATCACATATCCTTCTCTCCATTCATCTTCGGCCCAATAAGTATCATAATCTCTATAACCATAATTACCCATAAATCTTCTCCATGCGTACATATCATCGTCATCATCAATACCTAATACATTTAGAAAATCTTCATCTTCATCAAATGTGATTATAACTTTACTTGAAGTTGAGTACTTGGCAGGTATTACGTCATAGATTAAATCATCTGGATAACGCCATCTAGTACCAACCTCACCACCCTTATAGATATTCATTAAAAATTCAAACGTTTCACTTGCCATATGAAAATAAATATCCTAACATTTGGATATATTTAATATTATACATATATTTGTATATAGACATAGTTCTTTGAAAATATGGGGGTGTTTTTGGATTTGACAGGCGTTGGCTGAGGAATAAGGGCACGTGGGGACTGAATTAATCTCCTTAAAAACTGATTCAGAAAAACAACTGGCAATGTGCTAAACAAAATGGAAGCAATCGGATTAATCCGTACTTCTGACGTAACTGTAGCTTAATCGTTACACAAACGGAGGGTCGGTGGACATATAACCTAGTAACAGAAGTCCCTACAAAGGTGGACTACGACTAAACCCGAAATTGAGTCGTCCATTGGTTGTTGGTTTACGATGGTGAAGAACAAATCAACTTTGTTTCTAATCAAATTAAAATTAGATATTTTGGGGTATTAGAAAATACCAACCTAAACGTGTAGTCCTTATCTGACAGGATGTTATGGACGAGGTTTCGACTACCTCCACCTCCACCAATTAATAAACCCCACTCTTTTGAAGTGGGGGTTTATTACATAAATGAAGATTTTATTTGAATTTATAAGTTTTATACATTCCTAAGTCATCTATAATTTTACCTATATCAACACCTGTTTTTGGGTTAACGGGATAACTTTTGTCTATTTTTGATTTTCCATTTATTCTTACTGACAATCTATATTTATTGTTTTGATGGTCATATGCAATAGTAGCACCATTCATATCATTTCCTTTAGCAACAATTGAAAGTGTTTTATTAAGTTTAAATCCGTAAGAACTCAATTTTTCCGCTGCGTGAGCCAACCCAGAGTGTGTTTTCTGTTCCATTATTACTCTTTTAACGATTCTTGATAAATCGGACTCTGTTAATCTAACTACTCTTCCCATAATAATTTTTATTTATAAATATCACTAAATTTAAAAAAACCCCACCTTTTAGGATGGGGTTTATTTTTTACTTTTCTTTTTTCTGATTCAGTGTTTTGTCAACTCGTTTGTCTGTATAACTGATAGATTCCTCAAACTTTCTTTCAAGTTCTCTGTAAATACTATCAACAGATTCTCTCCAATCACGATTTTTTTCATCTGTATGACGATATAGATTTTCTACGTCTCGTCTCCAATTGTTCTTTTCGTCTTGGACTTCCTTGCTCAACTTATACAACTTAATCATACCCACAATCAGAACCCCAATTATAATAAGAGCAAAAATCGTAAGAAAACCTAG